GCCTGCTGCATGTTACCAGCGTTGAACTGCGACATCTGGTTGCGAGCTGCGGCGTTTGTCAATGCTGCTTGGTTTGCTGCAGATTGATTGGATAAAGATGCAGTGTTCATCGCTCCAGCGCCAAACTGCCCCGCAGCGTTTAGCGCTGCAGCGTTTGATAGTCCAGCCTGCTGCATGTTACCAGCGTTGAACTGCGACATCTGGTTGCGAGCTGCGGCGTTTGTCAATGCTGCTTGGTTTGCTGCAGATTGATTGGATAAAGATGCAGTGTTCATCGCTCCAGCGCCAAACTGCCCCGCAGCGTTTAGCGCCGCAGCGTTTGACAGTCCAGCCTGCTGCAGGTTGCCAGCATTGAACTGCGACATCTGGTTGCGAGCCGCTTGGTTAGACAAACCTGTCTGCTGTTGTCGCGCCACATCCTGCTGCATCAAGTTGGCGGCGGTGTCAAAGCCCTGTGCGCGCAGCTGGGATACGGTCTTGCCGGCCTGCTCGCCATACGCTTGGTTTGTCAAAGCCTCGGCAACGCCTTGGCGTGAACCGCCAAACGCCTTTGCCGCCATGGCCTGCTGGCCCATCTGCTGCACAGCACCTTGGCGTCCCTTCTCCAGATCAGCCATGGTCGCGTCAATCACGTCGCGCTGGTACGGGTTGTAGTACTGGCCAATGTTACCCATATTGGCCTGAGCCGACTGTGACATTGCCGCAGGTCCAGCAGATGAACCGCCAAACTGTGCGGCGTTGTAGCCCGTAGAGCCAGTGTTTGAAACCCCCGCCATGGATGCAGGCCCAGCAGATGAACCGCCAAACTGTGCGGCGTTGTAGCCCGTAGAGCCAGTGTTTGAAACCCCCGCCATGGATGCGGGTCCAGCAGATGCACCGCCAAACTGTGCGGCGTTGTAGCCCGTGGAGCCGGTGTTTGTGACCCCGGCCATGGATGCGGGTCCAGCAGATGCACCGCCAAACTGTGCGGCGTTGTAGCCCGTGGAGCCAGACATCGCCGCAGGTCCGGCGCTAATGCCGCCAGCCATCATTGGCGCGTATCCAGCACCAGCGCGAGTGAGGTCCGCAGCCGTGTCCAGGTTCTGCATGCCAACGCCACCTTGGGCCGCGTTCATGATCTGCTGCTCTCCAGAGCTGTACTGCGGGTTAAAGCCAGCGAACTGGCGAGACCCCATCTGGTTCGCCACATCGCGTGCGTAGTCCAGGTTGGTTAGATATCCAGCCTTTACGTCTGGATCAATTTCTTGTGTGACCGTTGAGCTTCCGCCGCCGCCTTTTGACATATTAGTACCCCTTCAATTTGCCGACTGCGTAGCACAGCGGCTCAAAAATAAATCGGATGATGCGACCGGTTGTGTCGCGCTTGGTGTGCCGCAGCTCTGCACGCAGGTCCGTTGAGCGATGGCGCGTGCCCCACTCCAACACCTTGCGCACAGTCATGTTTAGCTTGCCGTCGCCACGTTTAAAGCCAAAATCAACCAATGGCAGGAACAGCGTGTGGTAGCCAACCTCATGCGCCTTGGTAAGGTGTTTGTCTGCGTAGGCGATCCATATTGCGTTGCGGAACGAACCAAAGCCGTAGGCGTGGTTCATGGCTGTGCAGACGATCTTGGAGCTTCCCTCACCACTGCCGCTTGACGTCACTGCATTGCCAGAACTGTCGGTTACTGCATTGCCCTCGCTATCTGTAACGGCAGATGTGGCCCGTCCATCCCCGACGGGAGACCCACTGCTACTGCTGCTTGAGTAAACGTTGGGGTTTGACGTAACAGGTGGCGGTGTGTATGAAACAATTGGGGCTGGTGCTGGCGTGGAGCCTGGTATGCTTCCTATTGATCCAATCAGCGTACCAATAGGGTCGTTGGACGCATTGGCCGCATCGATCATCGCGTCAGTAACGGAACTTCCGCCCACAGGGTCGCTGGGCCCAGTAACTATTGGCGCAGCAACAGGCGTGGACGCAGCAATCTCAGCGATCAATGTGCCAATCGGATCGGTTGAAGCGTTGGCAGCGTCCAGCATGTCCTGCGTAACGCCGCTGCTGCCGCCGACCGATGTGTCCACACCGTAGTAGGGCTGGCCAGAGTCGGAGCCACCAGTCTCTCTGGCGACTCGGCGGATCAACTCGTCATTGGCAAACGTCTGAGCCATCGGCCTGTAGTCTGGCGCTAAGATGCCCTCGCCGCCCGTGACGCCGCCAATGTTTGGCATGACGTTGGCCTGTTGGTTGCCATAAAAATTCTGGTACGTGTCCGGCGTCACTAGGGGCTGGTATGAGTTTTGTGGCCGGTTGAGTATGCCCTGCTGCGCCAATAGTGAGGAGTCGGTGATGCGGCCTGTGTTGTCAAACGGGCCAACAGGCATTGGCGCCTGCTGCGCGTAGAAGGGTACCTGCGTCGGCTGCTGGAATGGCATGGGATGATGGAATGGCGTGCCGACTTGGCCGCCGCCCTTACCGCCAGGCGATGGCTGCTGCATAGGTATGCTGCCGCCCTTACCGCCAGGCGATGGCACTGCCATTGGCATTGGGTGTAGTTGCATCGAATTATCAAATGCAGGGTCCATAAAGTCCCCTTGAGGTTGATCTCCAGTTATTTGGTTTTCGCCGCCTTTACTCATATCAAATCCTTTTTAAGTATGAACCAAGCTGGTTCGTACCCTTCGTCCTTCAAAAATGTCTTTGCCCACCCCGGCCTTCCGGCCAACGATACCCTGCTGCAGCCATTCTTCTTGCCCCAATCCTCAATGCGGGGCCTGATTTCTTTAAGCTCATCAAGGTCGCCGCCTGCAAGGAAATAATGAAGGTCCCTCATGCGCGGGTAGACAATGATCTCCGTGACGACAGCAGAATTCTGGCCTGCCCACAGCTGGTACCTACCACTCAGCAAGCCAGCCGCTATGTCTGAAAAGGTGTGTGTCCCTTGGCTATATTCTAAGGCAGCCTCTATGTATGTGCGGCACCTCGCAACGTCTTCAAATAAATCGGCCATGTGTTCTTTCTGTAAGTTTTGACTACATGGTCAATTTTATGTCACCTTCGGCTGCCCTGGACGGCGTCCATGCGCATGGTTCCCACGCGCCAGTTGTTGTTGCCATTGCTCTGGACCCGCATCTTGACCTGCCGAGCAGTAAACCGCACGCTCGTCGGATTGGACATAGAGTACGGGCCGTGGCTGGATTCGGCGCTGTTGGGATACAGCTTGGTCTTAAACAACGCGGTCACCTCACCCTGGTTCAACTCATCCGGTATCAGCTCACGCACGGCCATCAAATTGTCGCCAGCTCCGATCTGGACCGGACCACTCTCGCAGTACAGCGTGCCGCCCTCGTAGTCAAAGCCGACCTCGTGCTCGTACAGGTAGCCGTCGGTTGAGAACATCATCGGCTTTTCAAACGCGCCCCTACCAGTGCCGCAGGTTCTACCCATCAAGCCAATATTCCAATGGCCCTCTCGGTAGTTGTATGTCACGTAGCTGTCAACCTCGTTGGATGACGCGCTTGGGTAGAACCACCACACCTCGCCAAACTCACTGTTGTGGACGGCGTAGGTCTTACTGGACTGCGACGTGTTTATGTTGCGGTAGATGTAGTCACTCACGTCGGACGGTAACGGCTTGATTGAGCCGTCGTACATCCAGAAACCTGACTTACTCATCCAGAACGCGGCAGAGTCTGACACGATTGCCACGGCCTGCGGTGAGATTAGCCCACAGCCAGAGCCGATCTTTTCAAAGCTGAAAATAAATGGCTGGCCGATGTAGGCGGAGGCGTGGCAGTCTACGTCGGTCCACAGCAAACTAAGGCCGCGCACGCGCTTGCCAGCCAGCAGTGTTCCAGTTGTGGCCAGCTCAAAATCACCAGACTGGTTGGCGGTGCTTGGCGTCCACACTGTGTTGTCCTCTTGATCGCACCATTGGACCTTGCGCGGGTTGCCACCAGCGCCAAGGGCAAATATAAAGCGCTCTGATGTTGTGAGTATGGCCTTACAGCCGGTTGGCGCGTTTGCTATTGCGGCAGCCGCCGTTGGTGTTGTAAAGTCCAGCTGCCACTCGTACAGCTTGCCGTCCGCGTTGCTGCACCCAACCAGGTACTCGCCCCATGTGTCCAGCGTCCACATAGTGGCCGGCGTGATGGATGCTAGGCTCTGGCGCTCCACGCCGTATGCCTGCGAGCCGTAGACGCCGTTTCCGTAGCCCGTAAACACGGTCGCGTCCTCGATGCCGGTTGTGAATCCGGCTGGCGTGATGTCCTCCACAGCGCCATCCACGCGCATGGCGTACAGGCCGGAATGTGTGCCGATGCCTATCCATGGGTCTGCGCTGTTGTCCTTCCACGTTATGAGCGCACGCGCTGCACCGGTCACGGTGTTGTCGCTGCGCTTGCGCCAGCCGCCCACGGGGCGCATGGTGCCCTCATAAAACCGGACCAGGTTAGCGTCAAACCACCGCCCAGCGCTTTGCAGCTCTGTGCCGTTGCGGTAGATGCCTGGCGGTATTTGGAGTGGGATAAATGCCATGGTTAAAAATCTCAGGGTGGTAGCGATGAAACGTAGATGACAGACAGTATTGATGCCGGCACCACGGGGTAGGGGGTGCTAGCTGCGTTGGTCACCAATTGCACGTTAGTGTCATCTGCCGCCCACATAACTTGGAGGTAGTCATCGGCCTGCATGCTGATGGAAAAATTCCAGTTGACCGTGCCATATGTGCCCGCACCTGACAGTGTTGTAATGCGTGCATAGCTTGTGTCTACACCGTTTAATTTAGTCCAAAACCAGATGTTTTTTGAGCTTCCATTGGTTGACTCCAAATTTGCTGCGTATTGAAAATTGTAGATGCCAGCCACTAGGACGGTAATCTTGTTAGAGTCTACGACCGTGACCGTGTTGTTTAAGTCTGTGACGTTGAAGTCAACAGGGTAAGACGTGTCGATGACAGCAATGTTTTGCGTCGCGGTACTAAAAAACAAACCGTTTGGATTGTCAATGTATTGGCCGCCGCCAGGGCCAAACAGCGACTGCAGACCGCTGGTCAGCCGGATCATAAACGTGCGGATTAGGCCAGAGCTTGTCCGTGTGTTTTGCGCACTATACTCGTCCGGCGCGCTTGGCAGGGTTGGGACTGGTGGCGCGGATAGGGCCTGTTGTCTGTTCGATGGCATGACTTAATTATGCTATCAACCCGGCTTTGTAGGCTGTCCTACCGCCCTGCTTAAACGCCGTCAGGACCTGGTTCTTATTGTCCGCAATGTCATAGCTGATATGTACCCAGCCAGAGGCTGGTGTGCCGTCGTAGAATTCTAGTATCAGTTGGCGAAAATTCATCTTGTTGATGTGCTCTGCCAGTATGAGGTTGTCCACGCCTGGTATTTCAATGTCCGCAGCACAGCCTCGGCAGTGGTCCGATGTTGCCGACCCACCTATTTTTGTGTTCAGCTCAGGGCATCGGAAGCCGCTGCTAATGTGCACAGGCAGCCCATAGTGGTCGCGAATCGGCTGGAGCACACTCTCACACAGCGCCACCAGGTTAGACAGCTGCGTGTCGTCTGGTTGGTTGTTGATGCCCAACCTGATGGCTGTCTGTGATTTTGTCAGCTCTTCAAGTGAAAAGTTTTTTGTGAGCATCATATAAATTCGTCCTTCTTTATTTGTATGCAGACAAGTTTAAAACTTGCAACATCTAGGTCTGTGGCCAGCTTTTGTCTGACCGTGTAATTCGTCGCCTCGCACTGGCTGGCTGTCGCTGTTAAGCTGCCGTTGGCAAACCCGCAATTGCCGCCACTGAGACAAATAAAAACAACCGGCAGCCAGAATGACATGACGTACTCCTTTTATTTGGGCAGACTCAGTTTGCTGGCCGCCAGCTGCTTAACCATGCCACGCAGGCCGTAGATGACGATAACCATTCCGATAATGATGTACCTGTACCATTCCGGCATCTTGTCAATAATCTCAAAGCCGTTTAACGAGTAAGGCGCCAGCGATGGGATGAACGCCATAATCATAGGCGCCAGGAACACAATCAACAAGAATTCGTCCTTCCAAGACTTAGCCATTTGCTCCATAGCAATCTTGTCTAAGTCAAAGTCCTGCGCCTGGCCAGACTCCGCCATGCGAGTCGCTGAAATCGCCTTGGCCTTCTGTATGTCGGCCTGGGCTTGGATGCCAACGATAGCAGCGGCAGACTGGGCTTCGGCTTGCTTTTGCTTGCCCTCCATCCACGTGCTGCCCAGTGATATAAGCGAAGTCAGTATTGGAATCATTTAATCACCTTTGTTACAACAAACCACGTTATGAGCAGCGCCACCCCAATGCCAGTCACGCCGAGAAGGAACACCGCAACACCAGTCAGCACATCTTTAATCGCTTGTATGCGCTTACGCCTCTTCAGCACTATTGCACGCGCCACGGCCTCGCGGGTTTTCCGTGCTTCCACCTGAAATGCAAGCCACTCATCCCAAAGGCCTGGCCGCCCTTGGTAGATGAACATTTCTTTGATCTGTATCTCGTGCTGCTTGATTTGTTCAAGCGCAAAGAATGCTTCTGAGTCTGACCCGCTTGCCTTCTTAGAAATCTCTGACTTGGAGTCAAAGAACTTAAAGATGTGCTGACCTGCCGACATGATGTCACCACCGTTGGCGATGGTTTCTTTTATAACAGCAAAGGCTGCGTTGGCAGCAGCAAGCTCTAGCAGCATTACCTGAAGTGACCTAAAGCCCAGGCAAGAGCGCCACCCAACATGCTTGCGATTGTCATGCCCATCCAGAAACCGCCCTTACTCTGGTTCGCTAAGGCAACAAGTTGCTCAAGCTGGATTTCCATCTTGTCAATCTTCTTGTCCATTTCATGTACCTTTTGCCATAGCACGCCGTATTTCACAGGGTCAATTTCTGGTAAATCCACAGGTCACACCTCTTGGTCTGGGTCTTTTGTTAGCGCTTCGGCAAGCAGCGACATAAACGCGTCACGGCCAACCTGTAGCTGGTCTACGTTAAAGCGTGCGGAGTTGAGTTTACGGTCTAAGTCTGCGACGTGGTTGACCAGCATCTACTGCTCTTGCGTCATGTCCTCAAACTGATAGTCAACGCCGTCGATCTGGATGGGTGTTTTTTTGTTTTCCATCGTAGTTCCTTTAATGCGCCACCGAGGTCGGGCGGTGGCTTCCCGT